GATCTAGCTCATACGGAAACTCTTTGCCGTCAATGTAGATCGACCTTGTAAAGTACATAGCCTAGTTCCTTGCTAAGTTAACAAAATAGAACGCCAGGATTGCCTGGCGTTCCGTTTTATTAACCTACAAAATTGTGCAAGTACTTAACCGGTGACTTGCGTTCAATGTAGAGCGAACGCTTGCCAGTGTGAATGCCTACCATAGTAGGACCGAAATTAACACCATAGCGCGCCTTGCGGCTACGCTTGCGATACAATCCCCAGCTAAAGCGTTTGCCGGTCGTGCCGTCGTTTAAAGGTGAGGCTTTCATAATAAATCGTCTCCGTTTGGTTGATACAATAGAAATAATAATACACTAATCTTTTTCAGTGTCAAGAACAAAATTAAAAATAATTTATGCATTGGTGGTCTAGAATTTGCCTATGCACAGGCCGTGCCAACTATGCTACATTCGCGCAAATTATTTTTATGAGCTAATGGTAGTCTTTCGCTAAGACGCATCAGCGGGCTTCCTAGAGCGTTTTAGGGACATATGCACCAAACACATAGCAAAATGCCAAGCCATTCACCTAGCGCATAACAAGCAAAAACAACGCCAAACTATGTTCAATTGGCACACACACGCACACTTTCAAAATATTTGTAGCAATCCTGCAACACTGTTGCACAATTGTCACACTGTTGCCGATCAACAACACTGTGACACAATTGCAACAGTGATGTATTAGCAACATTGTTGCACAATTGTCACGCACAATTTTGTTCCACCTTTGTTCTCGATCTCCGTTTGTTCACCTTTTGTTCTCCGTTCTCTTTTGTTCCACTTTTGTTCTCAGCCCAGAACAGAACGTGAACAAAAAGTGTACAACCCCCCCGTGGGTGGGCAGTTGTTTTATAGTCCTATTCGTTCATTTTTGGGGATGTTTTGAAAACCCTTGACAACATTGTAAAAACATAGTATAATAACACTATGAAGTGGCTTTCTTATATAAGTGTTTCAATATTGGCTCTTTATGGAGCCTATATTTTTATAATGATGATATATGGGACTTTTACCTAACTTGAAATACATTCCCGGATACCTTGGTGGCACACGGGTGTTAGTGCCTACATTACGAGAACGAATCGTAAACAAGCTACGGAAATTTAAATGCCTAAAACCAGAAAATACGGTAGCTACGAAGAACCAAAACCTTTAGATCGAGAAATGACTGCCAAAGAAGAACAATTTGTTCTTCAACTGGTAGATAATCACCTAGAGCCAGAACAGGCATTCCACGCAGCTGGGTACAAAGCTGAAAGCTCCCATGCGGGACACAGGGCAAAGCGGATACAGCGGCACCTTTGGCTCCACATTGAAAAACGCATCAAGGAAAAAGTAGGGGAAACAGCTACACTTGCTTTGTCTGTTTTGGAAAGCCTGATGCGTGAAGCTGATTCTGAAAATGTTAAACTAAATGCAGCCAGAGATATACTAAGCAGGGCTGGGTACGATGCTGTCCACAAACAAGAAACAGTCGTTAGGGAGGTATCTGAGCTTACTGATGAGGAGCTAGACGAGCAGATCCAACGCCTTTCGGAAAACGTGGTGCCTCTGCGTGGTAGCTAAAGAACAGGTACTGGAATTACTGAAAGAAAAGCAACGTCGGTTGGAAACAAGGCGTATCGATCAGTATGACCCTTACAAGTATCAGACAAAGTTCCACAACGAAGGTAACGACTGCGCCCAAAGAATTTTAATGGCGGCTAACAGGGTAGGAAAAACCTATTGTGGGGCAGCTGAAACATCCTACCACCTGACTGGTAACTATCCGGGGTGGTGGAAGGGACGAAAATTTAATAAACCAATCAGAGCATGGGCAGCTGGTGAATCAAACGATACAACAAGGGATATTATTCAAAAAGAACTATTTGGTAATCCCCAAGATCCCAGCAAACGTGGCACAGGTGCAGTACCACTGGACAACATTGTAGAAACAGTTAGAAAACCAGGAGTGCCTAATGCTTTTTCTAGCGTACTGGTCAAACACCGCAGCGGAGGAAACTCCCAAATCAGCTTTAAAGCTTACGAGCAAGGGTTTGAAAAGTTTATGGGCGAGGCTATTGATGTTGTCTGGCTGGATGAGGAACCTAAGCAGGAGATATTTTCCCAGTGCATAACCAGAACCGCAGATACAGATGGCGTGGTCTACATGACCTTTACCCCGGAACGGGGAATGACCTCTGTAGTAGCCAACTTTATGAACGAGTTAAAACCAGGGCAGAGTTTAGTAACAGCTACCTGGGACGATGTGGAACACCTAGACGAGAAAACAAAAGAACAGCTTTTAGCGGTATATAGTCCTGCTGAAAGAGACATGAGATCAAAGGGAATACCAGTATTTGGATCAGGGTTGGTTTTTCCAGTTTCAGAAGAGGACATGGTTTGCGAAGATTTTGAAATACCAGATCATTATCCAAAACTGGCTGCAATTGATTTTGGTTTTGACCACCCAACTGCGATTTCCTGGGTAGCCTTTGATCCAGATGATGATATTATTTATGTATATGACGAACACCGTAGAAGCAAGGAAACACCTTTAACACATGCAGCTGTACTAAACTCCAGAACTCCGGGAATACCAGTAGCATTTCCCCACGATGGGTTACAGCACGATAAAGGGTCTGGAATACAGTTGGCTCAACAATATAGAGATTTAGGCGTATATATGCTGCCTGATCACTTTAGCAATCCCCCTACGGAGGGTAAATTAAATGGTAATAACTCAATTGAAGCGGGTCTTAGCATTCTTCTGCAACGCTTTGAAACTGGTCGCTTGCAAATTTTTATGTCTTGTACTGATACCCTTGAGGAAATGCGTCTCTACCATAGAAAAAATGGACGAGTGGTGCCGATTAAAGACGATCTTATAAGCGCAATGCGCTACGCTGCCTTGTCCGTAGAGCGATTTGGGGAACAAATGAAGAACAAAACGCACTACAGAAAATACGGTTTTGAGCAGGAAATTAAGTACTCCAGTGTAGGAATAGTATAATGGCTAGAAAGAGAACATAGCATGGCTCATAACCTAGACGATGATGAAATTTTAGCAATAGTAGAGAGTGAGATTAACGGCTCGTCTGACTATGCAGATTCTGAAATCAGCGCCCAACGCGAAAAAGCGATGGAGTATTTTTACGGTGAGCCTTTTGGTAATGAGGAAGATGGACGATCTCAAGTAGTTGTAACAGATGTTCAAGATACCCTAATGTGGATGATGCCATCCCTAATGCGTATTTTCACAGCTGGTGATAAAATTGTAAAGTTTGTCCCGGAAGGCCCGGAAGACGAAGCTATTGCAGATCAGGCAACCAAATATGTAAACCATGTGTTCTACAAACAGAATAACGGGTTTATGATTCTTTACAATTTTTTCCTAGATGCTCTAATGCAGAAGGTAGGCATAGTCAAGCACTACTGGGAAGACATTGAAAAAACCACTACAGAATCCTATCAGAACCTGACACAGCAAGAGTACAACTTATTAATACAAGACGAAGCCCTGGAAGAAATAGATCATACGGAAACAGTAGTTATTAAACAAGCTGTTGACCCAATGACAGGTGAGCCAGTAGAAGTTGAGGAAATTTCTCACGATATTACTTTTGCGCGTACCCAGGCAGACGGTAAGGTAAAGTTAGAAAACGTACCTCCAGAAGAGTTTTTAATAAACAGAGGTGCTAAAACTCTGGAAGATGCTAGGTTTATCTGCCATCGTTCCCACAAATCAAAAAGCGATTTGATAAGCATGGGATACGACCAAGAGATAGTCGATAGTCTACCCGGTTATGTTGGAGGTGCCGATGACATAACAACCTCCCAAGAATATATGGCCAGGCACGCTTACGATGCTACGGATGTTTATCCAAATCAGTCATCTTCAGATTCGGAAATGGTTATCCAAGTATACGAATCGTACATGAAAATAGACATGGATGGTTCTGGTGTTAGTGTTCTTCATAAAATTTGCCATGCTGGTAAAGAGTTGTTAGATATTGAGCCTATAGATTACATTCCGTTTTCTACTATTTGCCCAATTCCGATTCCACATAAGTTTTTTGGATTAAGTGTTGCAGAAACAGTTCAAGATATCCAACTTATTCGATCTACCTTGACTCGTAACCTTCTTGACAATATGTATCTTTCTAATAATGGAAGATTCCAAGTTGTAGAAGGCCAGGTAAATATTGATGATCTTTTAACAAACCGTCCCGGCGGCATTGTCCGTACCCGTAGCCCAAGTGCTTTGACTCCAATCCAAACACCTACATTAAGTTCTGACAGTTTTAAAATGCTGCAATACTGGGAGGATATTAAAAGTGGGCGTACTGGCGTCAATCCTAAAACCCAAGGATTGTCAGCTGATGTTTTAAAAACGCACGTTACAACAGGCGCTGTAAACGCGGCCCTGACCAATGCACAGGGCAGACTAGAGTTAATTGCCAGGATATTTGCTGACACCGGCGTTAGAAATATGTTCAAGCAAATCTATAACATGATACAACGCTATGAGGATCGTAAAAAGATTGTCAGGCTTGATAATAAATATTTTGAAATAGATCCTGGTAGCTGGAGAGAAGACCTAGATGTAGATATCGAAGTAGGTATAGGATACGGCGATCACGATGTTAAGTTACAAAATATTAGTAACTTTAGTACATTAATTGAAAAAGTAGCTACACAGACCAAAGGAATTGTCCAGCCTCAGAATATTTATAATCTTGTTGTAGAAATAGCTGATGAGATGGGTATTAAAAATGTAGATAAGTTTGTTAGCCAACCGCCTACAGAGCCAATGCCTCTAAGTCCTCAAGAGCAGTTAGCCCAAGCACAGGCACAAGCGTTACTTACAGAATCACAAGCGTCCCAGTTAGAAGCGCAGGTTAAAGCTAAAGAGTTAGAACTTAAAGCTGCTAAAATGGAACTGGAAAGAATAGAACTAGAACACGATATGGCACTAAAGCGTGAACAGCTAAAGCTCAAAGGTATAGAGCTAGGCTTTGAGATGAACTCCGACAAAAACATTAAGGCTTAGGAAAATCAAATGGCTCGTCAAAATAACTACTACAGAGTAAATTCAAGTGAAAACTTGGCTGCTACAACGACTTCTGGAGCAACACGCTCTGGAGCATGTCCGGACCAAGTTACCAAGGTAAGGCTTGCTACGACTGCAGATGTATTCGTTAAAATTGGACCGGGAGCAGATCCCACAGCTACGGTTGCAGCTGGTGTGCTATTAAACTCAGGAGATTCTAGCATTTTTACAGTTGTTAAAGATGACGAAATAGCTGCTATTACTGCATCTGGTACTGCCACAGTAAATATTACTTGGCTAGAAGGTTAATAGGGGTTTACAATGGCTACAAACAAAAAAATCACTGAGCTTACAGAATTAGTTGAAGCTGATTTGGCAGATGATGATGTGCTGGCCATTGTTGATGTTAGTGCAGGAGAGACATTTAAAGTTCGTAAATCTACCTTAGCTTCTGCTCTTGCTGGCGTTGCTAGTCTAGCAGCAACAACTCCTGTAGCTGTAAGTGCTGGAACTGGATCAGTAACAATAAGTTTAGGAACAGTGCCTATTACCTCTGGAGGTACAGGAGCTACTTCTGCAGGAGCAGCACTAACTGCCCTAGGCGCTTTTGTTGACCCCTTAACTACCAGAGGGGATATTATTACTAGGGGAGCTTCTGCAACTGGTAGACTCGCCATAGGTTCTGCTAATCGAGTCTTAATTTCTGATGGAACTGATCCATCATATGGACAGGTTCCGTTAGCATCAGCTGTTTCTGGAACTCTCCCATTGGCCAATGGTGGTACTAACGCTACATCAGCTGGCGATGCTAGAACATCTTTAGGTCTAGGAACAATTGCAACACAGGCCAGTAGCTCTGTATCTATTACAGGCGGTTCTATCACAGGTATTACAGATATTACTGTTGCAGACGGGGGAACCGGATCGAGTAACGCCAGTGATGCCAGAACAGCTTTGGGAGTTGCAATCGGATCAGACGTAGCTGCTTTCAATGCCGATGCGTTGTTTGCTGATGTATCTGATAATTTAACAGCAGGGTTTTCCAGTGATTTTGAAGCGATAGGTAATTCTGGAACAGGAACGCAAACGCTTGAGATCTCAACCTCCAAAGAAAATCTTAAAACACTTACTGTAAATGGTAGCTTTACGCTTGCCCCACAAACGGTAAACAGTGTTATCGCAATTATAGCAACAAATGACGGCACAGGGTCTCATACGATTACAACGTCTGGCTACGATTTGGTCAGCGGCACCTATAACAACGCTGGAGGAGCGAAGCATCTATTCCGCTCAACTGTTATAGACGGAACTCAGGTCTTGGAAATTTTGGAGATTGCCTAATGGCTCTCATTAATCCATTGCTGGGTAGTAATCTGGTATCGGGTGCAGCCCCCTTTGATACTACTATAATTCCTAAATCAGTTTGGCTTGATGGTTCCGCCGATGGATTAACTGCTGCAAGCAGTGAGTTTAGCGCACAGGACGGTAAGGAATTTACCCTAGGTACTTGGTTTCAGCTTAATGAACTAGGCGTTACTGGTGCTTTATTTCATGCTGGTGACGCTAGTACTTACACATCATTGCGACATGCCGCCACCAATAAGATTATTTATCAAACTGAAGCTGGATCAGCAATTTTAGAGTCAACCTCTCTCTATAGAGATGTCGGTTGGTATCACCTTCTTCTTAGCGTCGATACAACACAGGCTATTGCCTCAGACAGAGTAAAATTATTTATCAATGGTATCCAGGAGCCACTTACTGGTACACAACCTGCATTAAACCATGTCTACGAATTTAATACAGCTGTAATTCATGAGGTTGGTGATTCCCCTACAAGTGGTACTTTTGAGGGATACATGGCCCAGTCCTTTATGATTGGTAGCAAAAGTATTCAGCAAGGTGATTTTGCTATCACTAATTTTGTAGATTCCTTTACATTTGGGACAAATGGATCTCAGTTTGTACCTAAGTCAATGTCTGATATTTTAACTTTAGTAGATGCTGGTTCTAATAATTCTTTTCTTTTAAAATATGAAAATTCTAGCGCACTAGGAACAGACAGTTCCACTAATACAATTTCCTTTACTGCTACTAGCATGGCAGCAGTAAATCAGTCTGAAAACACACCTAGTAATGTTCATGCAGTAATGGATATTTTAAAAAATGATGGAGGCAGACT